TAGAGATTTATGGCACTGTTGAGGGCAGGTCTATTATGCGATCAACAGTGATGGAAACAATAATTTCGCCTTTTGTTACAGCCGTGACTGGTGTTGAACAAAAGTGGGGACCTCCTAAATTTGGTCCCGAGAGATGGAAACCTTGGCAAGTTTCCCTTCAGCATTCCAGTAATCCTTCTATTGGGATGAAAGGAGATTTATTGCAAAAAGCTGTTATAGACTTTAAATTACCTTTGCTTGAACTTATTGCCAATAATGAACCTCTTAAAAATGAGATTCATCCACTTTCACGAATGGAGACAGTATGCGGGATTGATGGAAAAAGATTTATTGATAAGATGAAACCTTCAACTTCCGTTGGATATCCTTTGTCGGGTCCAAAATCAACATATTTAACGACTTTGAATCCCGATGATTTTGACGATTTTGCTTGTCCTATGGAATTAGATGAGCAATTTTGGAATGAATTTGAAAGAATGGAGGAAGAATATTTAGCAGGCAGACGCTGTTATCCTGTTTTTAAAGCTTCTTTGAAGGACGAACCGACTCCTATTGAAAAGGACAAGGTTCGTGTTTTCCAAGCAGCTCCTTTAGCTCTGCAGTTGCTAGTGCGGAAATATTATCTTCCTTTGGCGCGGCTTTTGTCGCTGTATCCTCTTGTGTCTGAATGCGCAGTTGGGGTCAATCCCTACGGACCCGAATGGGATCAGTTGTCTAAACATGTCAAAAAATATGGATCGGACCGTATTTTAGCTGGTGATTACAGCAAATATGATTTACGTATGTCGAGCCAATTAATGGCCGCAGCTTTTCGTGTTTTAATTGATATGGCAAGATCAACGAACAATTATTCTGATAGTGATATATCTATTATGGAAGGTATTGCTACAGATATATGTCAACCTTTGATGGCATATAATGGGGATTATATTCAACATGTGGGATCTAATCCGTCTGGACAGAATTTAACAGTTTACATTAATTCCATAGTGAATGCATTATTGTTTAGATGTGCATATTTTCATATTTATGCCGATCGTAAAAACATACCTCCATTTAAAGCCGTTTGTGCTTTGATTACATATGGGGATGATGCAAAGAGTTCTGTTCGTTCAGGTTATGATGAGTTTAATCATATTGCAGTAGCTAATTTTTTAGAGGCTAACGATATGAAGTTCACCATGCCTGACAAAACGTCTATTCCTACAAAATTTATGACTGATGAGACAGCAGATTTATTAAAAAGGAAGAATATTGTCAATCCAGAAACTGGATTAATTTTTGGTGCATTGGATGAATCCTCTATTTTTAAGAGTCTTCATTCAGTACTTAAGTCTACAGCTGTGTCTAACGAGGAACAATGTATGAGCAACATTGATGGAGCGCTACGAGAGTGGTTTGCCCATGGAAGAGACATTTATGAATTGCGTCGAGCTCAGATGCAACGCGTAGCTCAGCTAGCTGACATTACACATGGATGTGACGAGTTACACACTACATATGATGAATGTGTAGATCGCTTTTGCGAGAAATACGACGTTCCTAGGCTAGAATAGAAACGTCATTTTTGCTTCCGAGTTCCTATCGGTGTTATGCTTAAACAGTAAAAATAGGAATGTTATATATGGATTACCTAGTAATTGCAATGTATACACGTTGTGTGCAATACTAAGGCTTTGTAACATTATAGATTTAACTCTATTTAGAGTACACTTTATCAGTAAAACATACGTG